TTCGGAAAGTATATTCCTGGCATCACTGTGGTACACGAGCCCACTACTATTGGTGACGTTACTTTATGTCCTTGGCTCGTGGGAGACGAGTGGCGATCAGTAGGCAAGAAAGGCGGCAAGTATATATTTGGACACTTTGAATTGCCCAGCTTTTTTATGAATGCCATGGTGCAGATGCCGGATCATGGTGAGATTAATCTAGACAGTTTTAAAAATTATGAACTGGGCTTTAGTGGGCACTTTCACAAGCGTCAACAAAAAGGCAATATGATTTATATTGGCAATGCGTTTCCTCACAACTATGCAGATGCGTGGGACGATGAACGTGGCATGATGGTTATGGAATGGGGCGGCAAGCCTGAATATTATACCTGGGACAAGCAACCCACATTCCGCACACTTAAACTCAGCGAGTTGATTGACGGTGCTGACACTATTATCAAAACCAAACAACACCTGCGTGTGAGTTTGGACATTGATATCACCTTTGAAGAAGCAAGTTTTATCAAGGAAAAATTCATTGCAGATTACGACATTAGAGAACTTACACTTATTGCAGAAAAGAAAGAATTGGAAATCAATACCAACATTGATATTCAATCGTTTGAAAGCGTGGATCAAATTGTGTCTAGTCAAATCATCAGTATTGAAAGCGACCAGTTTGACAAAAACACATTGTTATCCATTTATAATAGCCTATGATAAAAATTAAAGAACTAACTGTTAAAAACTTCATGAGTGTGGGCAACCAAACTCAAGCAGTGAATTTTGCCCAAGAAAATTTAACTCTTGTGTTGGGTGAAAATTTAGATCAAGGTGGAGATGATAGCGGTTCACGCAACGGTACTGGTAAAACAACCATTGTGAATGCATTGAGCTATGCACTGTTTGGCAATGCATTGACCAACATTAAAAAAGACAATCTTATTAATAAGATCAATAACAAGAACATGTTGGTTACCCTAGCGTTTGAAAAAGACGGCACTGACTATCGCATTGAACGTGGGCGTAAACCAAACGTACTGCAATTTTATGTGAACGACCAAGCGCAAGAATCTGAAGAAACAGATGACTCACAAGGTGATGTTAGAGAAACACAGAGAGACGTGGACGAATTACTGGGCATGAGTCATGACATGTTCAAACACATTGTGGCGTTAAACACTTATACTGAGCCGTTTTTAAGTATGCGGGCCAACGACCAGCGTGTTATTATTGAACAGTTGCTTGGCATAACATTGCTTAGTGAAAAAGCAGAAACTCTCAAAGAACTGGTTAGAGAAACCAAAGATACCATTACTCAAGAGTCTGCTAATATTGAAGCGGCTAAGAAAAGCAATGACAAAATTCAAATAAGCATTGACAGTTTGCTGACAAGACAATCCGCATGGAATTCGCAAAAAGACACTGATGTGGAAAAAATTGCTCGTGCAATTATTGAACTAGAAAGTGTGGACATTGATGATGAGCTGGCCAAACATGCTGAATTAAAAGTGTATGACGAACAATCGGCCAAATTAAAAAGTCTCAACAAAGAGCGGGCCACGCTAGAAGCTGCGCTGGCGCAAGCGGAGCGAAGCGTAAAAAAGTACGCTGGCGAGCTTGCTAAACTAAAAGACAAAAAGTGTCACGCTTGTGAACAAGAACTGCACGACCACAAGCATGAAGAAATGACGGCTGAAGCTGAAAAGCACTTGTCAGAAGCCGACACTTATTTTGACAAAGTTACCAAAGACAAAGGCAAAATTCAAAAAGAGTTGGATGCTATTGGCGATATCAATGGCAGGCCCAACACATACTATGACACTGTGGAACAGGCACTTAAACATCAAAACAATCTCAAAACACTGGAAAATCAACTCACAGTTCGCGCTGGTGAAACTGATCCGTACCAAGAGCAAATTGACGAACTCACAGATACTGCCATGCAGGAAATATCCTGGGACACCGTCAACGAGCTTACCAGATTAAAAGAGCACCAAGAGTTTTTGCTAAAGTTGTTGACCAGCAAAGATTCGTTTATACGCAAAAAGATCATAGATCAAAACCTAGCATATCTCAATAACCGGTTGACCTATTACTTGGACAAGATGGGCTTGCCTCATACTGTTGTGTTCAAGAATGATTTGACCGTGGAAATTACACAGCTGGGGCAAGACTTGGATTTTGACAATCTAAGTCGAGGAGAGCGTAATAGACTTATACTTGGTTTGTCATGGAGTTTCCGTGATGTGTGGGAAAGTTTGTATCAGCAGATCAACTTGTTGTTTGTGGATGAACTTATTGACAACGGCTTGGATGCATCGGGTGTTGAAGGTGCATTGGCTGTGCTTAAAAAGATGGCACGTGAACGCAAGAAGAACATTTTCTTGATATCTCACAAGGACGAGTTGATTGGCCGTGTGAACAATGTGTTGAAAGTTATTAAAGAAAACGGCTACACTAGTTATGCAAATGATTTAGAAGTCACAGAGTAATGAGCAAGCGTGTTGAGCCGTCACCGTATCAAAATGAAGAGTCACACGAAAAACTCATGGCGGCTTTCAAGGAATATTTCAAGGCAAATCAAGATTGGCAAAACAAAGGCACAAGGCGAGCAGGCGAAAACATGCGCTACTGGCTTGCCCAGATTAGAATCATAGCCCGTGACCGCCGTGAACATGTGCAACAATATCGTGTTTGGCTGGATCGGGACAAGGCTGCTCGCAAGGCAAACCAAAAGGCAAGGGGTGACCAAGATGAATAATATACATATATTATGTCTTGGTACTATGAAAATCAATTAATAGAAGAATTGCCCGATGATTGTGTTGGGTTTGTTTATCTTATAACAAACACAATTAGCGGACGTATGTACATAGGCAAAAAACTAGCTAAATTCGCCAAGACCACTTATAAAATGGTCAAATTAAAAAATGGCACAAAGAAGAAAAAGAAAATCCGTGGTAAAATTGACAGCGATTGGCGCACCTATTATGGGTCGTCAGATGAGTTGCTCAAGGATATCGCGCAGTTAGGTCAAGAAAACTTTCGCAGGGAAATACTATTTTATTGTAAATCCAAGGCAGAAACGTCATACATAGAGGCTCGTGAACAGTTTAGTCGCAGGGTTTTGGAATCAAAAGACTATTATAACGGACAAATTAGCGTTCGTGTACACGGCTCACACATACTCAAATCGTAATAAACTAGGCAATTAAATCACCAAATAAGCCCGCACTGGCGTTGATATAGTGCCCTGAATCCGTTCTGATGTGTGACGGCAAGGTAGTTCTGCTTGGTGACAGAGATGTTGATCACTATCCTTTACAGGACGATGATGGGATATGCCTAATGAATCCATTTGGTCAACAGCAAGAATTTTTCCAGGCTAAAGAGGGGTTGTGGCCCCACGTTTGTGCATGTGTTAGCGTATGTGTACAAGCCGCCGTCATATAAAGACAGCATGAGTAGGTACAGGATGACCGCCTACGTTTTAGTGCTAACGCTAAGTGATATTGTTCGACTCAGATAATGTCCAAAAGTTACTTTGCCCGCCAGGGCAAAGTGTGACTGAACGATCTAGATAATATTTAAAACGCTTCGCGTTATGTAATCATTAAAAAGAAACAATAGTTCGAGCGAAAGCGAAGAACAGAAGAACGTTAGTTCTTCTTACAACAATGGCATTTGTGTTTCTTTGGTAGCTTCAATATTCTCTTTGATCACATTGTAAATCATGTCACGATCTTCATGACTGTACAAATGCAGTAGTTCCTCTACTGTTACACCACCTCGCATGTACCAACTGATTCTGAAGAGTTCTTGTTTGAATGCTTTAACTTGATTATCAAGCCTAATTAACTGTTCTTGAATTTCCTGAGGTGATATATTAATTAGGCTTGAGCGAAAAAATTTGATTGATCCAAGTCCACCACTAGGTTGACTTCTTTTTCACACTCATCACATTTGACTGGAAACTTGGGCATTTCCCATGCAGTACTGTTGATGTTGTTTTGTGCTTTGATGGCATCGAACACACTCTTGTCGCAATTGGAAATCCATTCCAAGATGTATTCTCTTTCAGTAACCACTTGCTCACCAGTGTCAACACTTTCAATGGTTTCACGATAAATCTCATTTTGAGTTTCCGCTAGATCTTTGAATAGTCTAGCTATGACCCGTTGGCGTTCATCCTTGTCTTCCATGACTTCTGCTTGAGCAATTTGCTGTTGCAATTGAAAGTTTTTGAGATTGAATCGTGTGCTGCTGCGATAGTTCAAGGGCTGTAACTTGATAGAGATGTCTGACATAACAATTTTGTTGTTGTATTGACACTTCATGTAGTGGTCAATAACAGTGCCCAATTCCAAGTCGTATTCGTTGTCAGCACCACAACCACTGCACTTATGGCCAACAGACATTTTGTTACCGTAGGTTGCAACGCGAATTGCAGCTAGAATAATGGTGAGATCCAGTATGCTTAGATCCCATGGATCCTTGATGCTGGGACAGCAACTGGATATAACAGCCGCAGTGCTTTCACCGGTTAGCAATGCATCGGGAGTTTTGATAATGATTTCGTCCATGCCAGTCATGCCGTACACAGGCATGTTGTTGGGATCTCCTTGAATGGTGCCGGGTTTGTTAAACAAACCTCCGCTGGGTAATTTGATAAAGACCTTAGGTTGTCTAAAGTATTTTTGTAAAGGATTTCCGGCCATGTTGTCAACTCCAAATGAATGTATTGTATTTATATGCGCATTTTATGGGGTATTTTTAATTCGAATGCAACAACTAATAAATACATCATGAAAGTTCATGAAATTATCACTGAAGAATGGAGCCTTGATCCACGCAAATGGGGCAAACCAGCACCAGCGGCACCATCAACTGTTAAACTGTCCGGCGATGCGGCAAAAATTGCTCGCTTGGAAAAGTGGGCAGTATCAAAAGGTCTAACTGCTGAAAAAGAAGTTATTAAGAAAACATGGCTGTCTAAATTTGCAAAAGGTTGGCAGGGATTTTTCTATCTTGTTGGCTATGTGACCATCACAGTGGATGCACTATACCACTTGTACATACTTGAACAACAGTACATGGCCGGAGAAATAAACGCCACAGAATACAAAAATCTACGTCAGTGGTACATTGGCTACTGGACTATTCAATCATTAACTCCGTTCATCATACGATTTATTCAAACCAGCAGATGGATCACTGCACTGGGCACAGTGATAGTGGGACTGGCCACAGGCGGCATGGGTCTTGCAATATTGGGTGGATTGGTGGCGTCCTTTGTTTCGCAAGCAGCATTTTTTGCAGCTTTGATAGCTGTTACCACAACGCCTGCTTTTAAAAAGTGGGCTGAACAGTTTTTCACACAAATAACATTTGTTGGTTCGATCAGTGATGGTATTTGGAATGAATTCCAACAACTGTTTACCAACAAGGACTATTACGATCGCAAGAAGGACGAAAAAGCTGTGACAAATCCCGCTGCCGCTGCCAAGGATGCTGAAGAAGAAAAAAATAGACAAAATCGCAGCCAGCCATTAACAGGCCCCAATGCCATTGTTATCAATGGTGAACGAGTAACTGATGAAAAAGGCAACTTGGATCAATTTAAACTTGCAGGCCCATTTGTTAAAAATTACATGGATCTAAATCCCAACGATCCTGAAGTCAAAAAAGTACGTGCAAAGATGGCCGCAAACTAACAAAACTACGCACTTAATTAATCCTATAAATATACTATATTTCTAGGATTTTTTTTATGGCTGACGAACTCAATCTAAGTGACAAAACGCTAGACCGACTGTCCGAACGACTTGCTAAAGCCATGGGCGGCAAAGGCGGCGGCTCAGGTGGAGGTGGTGGCGGAGGTGGTGGCGCTGCTACCAAAAGCTCAGGAGCGCTCGGCGATGCAACTGACAAACTTGCAGCTACTTTTAGCGGACCATTAAGTACTGCTGCCGGAGGAGTGGGCACTGCTTATACTACTTTAAAAGACACTTTTAAAGATGGTATGAGTACCTGGCAGGATCTAAGCAAGACTGGTGCCAACTTCGGCAATGACATAATTGGCATGACAGCTGCTGCCAAGGGTTCTAGATTGACCTTGGATGAATTTGCAAATGTAATTAAAAACAATTCAAGCGCATTGATTGGACTAGGTGGCAATGCTGCTGCTGGCGCTCAAAACTTTGCTAAACTCAGCAAAGAAATGGCTGACAGCGGAGTTACTGATCAGCTTAGAATGATGGGCATGACCAGCAAGGACATAAATGAAGTTCTTGCAATTCAGTTGGCCGGACAACAAACGGTCAATATGAATGACGAAAAGTCTCGAGCCAAGGCTATACAATCAGCTACTGCACTGGCATTTGAAATGGATCAAATGTCCAAGTTGACCGGCAAGAGTCGTGCAGAGCAAGAAGAAATGATGAAGAAAGCTCAAGCTGACATGCAAGCTGAAGCCAAGCTTCGTATTCTAACCATGGGCAAGAGTGAAGAAGAAGCTGCTGCCATTCGTGACAACTATTATAAACAACAAAAAGAAGCTGAACTGCGCGGCCAAGGTCAAATGTTCAAAGAAGTATTTGCAACTGGCACTATTCAAAGTGAAGCAGCTGCAAATCAAGTAGCTATATCAGGCAAAGAAGCCGAAGCCACGATGAAAGCGGCTAGAGCAACTGCCGCTGGTGATGCACAGGCCGCAACTGAATATGCAAAAGAAGCACGTCTTGAAAATAGCAAGAACATGCGAGATGTAAACAAATTACAACTTGCAGTAATTGGAGACTCAACAGCTGCTGGTAAGACTCAGATGGAAAGCATGACTGCTAACAATGCTTATTACAGGGCAGAGCAAGCAGTTACCTTGCAATTAGAAAGAGAAGGCAAACTTAAAAATATAACAGCAGACGAAAAAGCCAAACTGATTCAAGAAGAAACAATCAAGCAAGCAAAGGAAGCACAAACTGCCAAAGGTCCTGGTGCTGAAAGTACAGAAGCCATGGTTAAACTATCAGCAAGAACCGATGATGCTGCTAGTGCGTTGTATAATAAGTTAGTGGTACCAATGAATGAACAAGTTGGTCCTGCACTGAAAAAGTTCAACGACGGATTATTAAACAGTGCAGACAAAAAAGCAGACGGTACTGTAACTACCAAAGCCAAAGCTCTTGAGACAGGACTTGTGAAAGGCTACGCTGACGGCCAAAATCCAAATGACAAACGTACCAAAGAAGAACGTGCCAAAGATCCCAAAGACACTGCCAGTGCAGAAGGCATAGGACAAGTGATTGGCCACACAGCTGGCTTTGCAATGAAAGAAGGCGTAGTTCCAGCATTGAATGGTATTGCAGACAAATTAAACGGAATTCCTACTGCAACTAAACGTGCGGAAGGTGGTATAATTAATAATCCTGAACTGGCAATTATTGGAGAAGCTGGC